ATCAATAAATCCGATGAAATCATCATTTTCAAGTTTTACTTCATTTTCACCTTCAGGAATTAAAGCTTTTGCTTTTGGAATTAAATATTCTAGTTTAATCGCTTCATTAACATGTTCATCAGTGATTATTGGATAATTCATGTAATATTGTTTAATAGCTTCTTCAACATTTTTTTCTAAACCAGTGTGAAGTGCAGTTCCCAAAAACAAAGCATTCGCTGCATCATCATTTGGTATAGTTTCAATCTTATCAATATATCTTAATTTGAACTTATATTTACATTTTTCATATTGTTCAATTCGACTGTGTGATACTTGCATCTATTAATCACCCCTTGAAATCATAAACACCTTTATCTATTTCTTTTTTAAGTTCATTTAATTTATCTTGTAATATTTGAATTCGTCTGTAAGTATAGCTTTTAGTACCTATTCCTCTTTGTGGTTCAAAATATCTTTCTTCCTCTTTCTGTTCATTCCAATTATAAAAAATATGTTTAACACCTTTTTGTCTAGTTTCTAAGCTTTCTCTAATCTCTTTCAATAATTTTTCCATCTTAATCACCCCCTATCAAATGTATATTGAACAAAAGTTGGAACTGGATTTTCTAACAGTTTCAAACACTCTATTAAATTTTTGAAATCCTCGAATTGGTCAGGATATAGTATTATTGCAATCCCACCTGCTTTTCTTATTTTATCTCGATAATATAATTGAAGTTCTGATGGTTTTCCTTTAGGTGCTTTGGTTTCCACCCACAAACTATAACCATTAACACAGCAAATCAAATCAGGGATTCCACTTTTTGTGTATATTCCACCACCCCAGTATTTAACAAAACAAGCACCTTGTTCTTCTAAATATTTTTTAACTTTATCTTCAAAAAGTTTTTCAGCTGCCATATTCCTTCACCTCAACACACCAATCCAAGTCCATTTCATATTGTGTACCGATTACACGACCATATTTATCAACTGCTTTCCCATCACATTCATTACACCAATAAGGGTCTAATAAAGGAAATTCTTTTAGAAATTTTTCTTTACTGAAGAACCACATTAGATTCACCACCAATTTCAGAATTAAAATTTTCAGCATTTTTCAAAACCTTTTTACTGTAAGTTGTTTCATAAATATCTTGAACCCATAATCTTTTTGCACCAGTTTCACCCAAGTTATAAGCCATTAGAACCTTAGAATTATCTTCATATTTTTCAAATAAATCTCTTAGAATATATATCCCTGCTCTAACATTCTGATATGGGTCATTGAAATTATTGATTCCAAGTTCTTTCGACAACCAACTGTGATTTATCTTGTTTATTTGCATTAGTCCATAATCGTTTGTTTTACTCACAACATCAGTTTTGAAATTGCTTTCTGTTTGAATCAACCCCATAACAAACGCAAAATCAATGTTATTAGCATATGATAAACAATAAACATATTCTTGAAGCTCTATGTCCATATCAACCTTTAATGGAACAAAACCAAGTTCAGCAGCTGTCATTAAATAATTAAAATCATGGTTTTCTAAAGTTGCAGCGACTGTTCCATATTTTCTTATACTTGTTTTATAATCATTAGATGTAATAATATAACCTACTATAAAACCAATAAATAAACCGAACATCAAAATAATAAATAGTAATTTTAATATTTTTTGTTCATAGGTCTTTTGTCTTACTGTTTTTCTTCCGTAATTCATTTGTCATCACTCCCATCATAATTTACAAACAATTCATCAGTATAATCTTTTCGCATTTTTAAGGTTTTTAAGATATCTTCTTCAATACTGTTTTCACAAATCATCAGATAATAAAAGCAAGGTTGATTCTGTCCGATTCTGTGAATTCTCTTTTTAGATTGTTCAAACAGTTCACTTTTTTCTGTTAGTGTGAAATAAATAATTTTGTTTGCTTTTTGAAGATTTAACCCCATAGCACCTGCTTGGTATTGAATGAATGTAACTGAATCATCTTTATTTTCATAACTATAAAGATTTTTCACTTGACCATTTACTTCTGAAATTGGTCTTTTTAATTCAGTACAAATCTTTTTCATTGATTCCAATTCTTCATTGAAGTTATAAAACACAATCAATCTATCTTGTGTACTCATTACTAAATCTTTGAATGCTTCCAGTTTTTCTTTGTTATATTGACCACATAACATCCTGGAATATAATCTTTTTGTTAAAGTTGTGTCACCAACCAATTGAACTTCTTCTTTTGTGTAAGCAGTTCCCCAAAAATCAGATTCAGAAGGGTCTTCAACCCATTGCGTACCTTTAACAGTAACAATTGAATTTTTCATGAACTTGTTGTATTCTTTCGATTTCTTCACTTTAATTGGAATTTCAATTTGTTCAGGAAGGTCAAAACATTCTTCAGTTTTAAGAAATACTGCACCATTTTGTCTTAATTTAGCTTTTAACCTCTCTACATTTTTATAAGGTTCATCTTTATCAACAACTTTATGAATGAATCCACCTAAATCAACCTTTTTCCAATTCACATATTGTTTATTGTAAAGTTGTTTTGAAATATCCCAACCAAGCAAATGAATCTGTGTCCATAGATTTTCATATTTCCCTGAAGTTGGTGTTCCTGATAGAAGAATCACATTGTCAGGTTTTAATTTCAGAATAAATTTAGTTCTTTTAGCTGTGTCGTTTTGGATTAATGAAGATTCATCAAGAAGTAATGTGAAATTTTCTAAATATAAGAATTGTTTTTTTCTAAATATCAAATCATAATTTATTATTCCAACTATTGGTCTATAATTTTCTGATATAACATCTTCAAAAAATTCACCAAGTGATTTTTTATCAGTCAAATCATAAACATAATTAAGTGGATAAAATTCCATGAAATGTTGTTTCCAATCATCAACTTTTGATTTCTGACATACAACTAATATGTTTTTGTTTAACCTTATTGCTTTTTCAGCACCAACAAATGTTTTACCCAAACCCATATCAAGATAATAAGCTGTGTTTTTGAATTGTTCCGTTTCTTCAAGTGCTTTTATTTGATGTGGATATAATTCCATTAAAATCACCCCTTAAAATGGAAGTGGATTTTCATCAACTTCATCTCCAACTTTAATTCCAGTATGTTCTGTAAATTTACTTTTCGATATGTAATAAGTCCATTTTGTGCTTGTTTTAACTGCCCACCCAAAAGGGAACTTACCTTGTTGAAGTCCAAGTCTTAAAAATTGACTTCCCACATTCATTAATTCAGCTGCACGATTCACTGAAAGTTTATTTTCATTACTCATTCGCAATCACCTTTGTTTCTTCAAAAGATACAGCATCGGCAAAAAAAATTTCATCCACTTCATCATTTGTTAAATGATATCTTTCTTTAATAAGTTTAATTTCACTTTGTGTGAATTCAGCTTTGTTTTCATTAATCTTCAAAGATAAAGTTTGAAGTGTTAATCCAATTGCTTCTGCTAATGTTGTAAAATTATCACCATACAAAGCCATTTTCGATTTTAATAAATTCTTATTCATCATCAATTTCACCTCTCACTTCTGTTGCATCCATAATGGTTTTAATTAATAAAAGTGACGTTATAAAACCTAATGTCAATTGAAATAAAAATGTTCCTCTGTCAACCAACTGACCAAATATTATAATCATCCAATCATCCCCTTTGTAATTTTTTGTTTCTTTTTAAGACACAAATAAAATATCAAATGTTCTTAAAAGTGTCAATACATTTTTAAGATTTTTTTTAAAAATTTTTAGATTTTTTTTAAAAACATTTGTATTTTTCTTAATTGTGTGTTATTTTAAAGATACAAGGAAATGAAAGGAAGTGATTAAAAAATGACAATGGGCGAATATATAAAATATTTAAGAACTCAAAGAGAATGGACACAAGAAGAATTAGGTAAGAAATTAAACCCACCAGTTGAACGACCTGCCATAAACAAATGGGAAAAAGGAAGAATTGAAAATATTAAAAGAACATACATATTACAAATGTCAACATTGTTTCAAGTTAAACCTTCAGAATTAATGTGTTTTGAAGAAACTGCTGACGAATTTATCAATCCAGCAGAAGTATATGAATTAATCACAAACACTTTTGGTGTTCAAACGTGTAATTTAATAAAAAGTTTTAATGAATTAAATGACAATGGGAAAAAAGTAGTTAGTGAAAACATGGAAGCTATTACCCACATTCCTAAATATACAAATAAAATATAGTTTACAGTAAAATCACTTTGAACCAAGTCAACAACAGATAAACACTACATTTGATTGACTTCACATAATTTTTTGGTTCAAGGTAAGTTCAAAGTGAAAATTTTACTTTGAACTCATTGAAAGCCTTTATTCATCAATGTTCTAGAAGTTGGGTTCAAGCAGTTCAAGGTAAATCCTATTTATTAAGAATAAGGATTAAAAAAATACATTAAAATTTTTATATATTATAAATAAATATAATAAATATATAGCATTACCTTGAACTTTTGATTCGTCAACCTCCAAGACACCGATAAACACTATGTTTAACACAGTTCAAGGTGTATTTTTTCATCTTGAACTTACCTTGAACTTTGGACAAAATGAAAGGATGGATTAAATGAAATTACCAAATTCATATGGTTCAGTTTATAAGCTGTCAGGAAAAAGAAGAAAACCCTGGGCAGTTAGAAAAACAGTTGGATGGAAAACCATTGAAGATAAAGAAAAAGCATATCCTATATATGAATTCATTGGTTATTATACAACTAGAAGTGAAGCCTTAAATGCTTTAGCTGAATACAACAAAAATCCATATGATATATCAGCTGCGAACATTACTTTTGAAGAATTATATGAACGATGGTCAAAAGTTCATTTTGAAAAGGTATCACAATCAAATATAACTGGTATTAAAGCTGCATATAAACTTTGTGATACAATTAAACCAATGAAGGTGGTTGATATTAAGCTTGAACATTTGCAAGGCGTTGTAGACAATTGTGGAAAGAATTCACCCACATTAAAGAAACTGAAAATATTATGGGGATTGATGTATCAATATGCAGTACGATATGAAATAATCCCACCTGACAAAAGGGAAATGGTGAAATACGTGGATATAAGTAAAGCAGGAAACCCAAATAAAAAGAACAAAAAAGCTTTTACTACTGAAGAAATCAATACACTATGGACATTAAAAGATAATCCTTACATTTCAATAGTGTTAATGTTAATCTATACTGGATGCAGAATAAGTGAATTTTTAGATTTGGAAAAAGAAGATGTTCATCTTGAAGAACGATGGTTCTACATCAAAGAATCCAAAACGGAATCAGGTATTCGTGAAGTTCCAATTGCTGAAAAAATAGTTCCATTCTTTGAATACTGGTTAAGTCGTGACAGTAAATATTTGATTTGTACCCCTGAAGGTGAACATTTCAAATACACCAATTATTATGATTCATATTGGAAACCATTCGTTGAAAATCATACACCACATGAAGCAAGACATACATGTGTTAGCTTATTAACTGCTGTTGGTGTTGACCAAAGAATAATTAAAAAAATAGTTGGTCATAAAGGTCAAGGTGTAACTGAAGCTGTTTACACACATTTGGAACTACCAGTTAAACTTGAAGCAATAAATAAGATATAA